GTCTGATTCCAAAGTATCACTCAGTCATCTATTTGAGGCTAATGTGGCCAAAGATTATGGGTTATTGGAAGGAGTATCTACTGAAACTGTAGATAGCGGGACACATTTACAAGGACTAACTGATGCTGATAAGGACGCAGGTGTAAGGCTTGACATCGGCTACATTCCCAAGACGGTACTGCACATCAGTACGAAGTACAGAGGGACCAATGCAAATACGGCAACACCTATACTGGTTGACAGTCAGAATAACACGGTTGACATTATCAACTGGCAAAGGAACCTTAGAGGTGATGATTTTACTGACATTGCTGGTGACCACATCATACCAAGAGTGGATTCTCCTTGCGTAGAGGTACATTCTTTCTCAGACCCTGACATTAGCGTAGCGACCAATGAATCGTGGGCGTTACTCGGCAAACCTGCATGTGATACAGCCAACAGTTGGGGTGAACCGTTTGTCGTATGGCATAGCAGTAACTCTTGGGCAAGGGTGAGAAGCAAAGCGGGTGTCGGTGACCCCGAAGAAGTGGTAACCATTGAAAGCAAGAGTACAAACCCTGTAGCCTTTGCTAACCCTGCATCTCCTGACATCTTATGGAAAAGAAGTTCGGCCTACCACAGTTCCCATCAAACAGATGGTGTGAGAATCGCTGGTAGTAAAAACTCCAGTCCTTTCTTGTATTTCCGTGGTGCTCGTGACAGTTCCGACCACTATGTTCCGCTTTACTTCGGTGGTGGATTCAGTGGAGTGGTAACTGACATTAACGACGGCACTCAGAACGATTACTCTGACTTTTACAATCATCCTTACTCAAGTGGCCCAACTGGTTCGGCAGGCTTCCAAAACATAGGCGAGGTCGCTGGCTCATTCGCACTTATTGATACCAACGCTATGCTCGCTATGTTCCCCGGAACACCTTACCTTGACCAACATAGAGGTCAGAGTCATCCTCCGTTTTTCAACCAAGACGCTATTCTACCATTTGACATGGCGAAAGGAGCGAACAGTAAGGTTACAGGTTTGGATTATACTGACGGAACAAACTCTGTCCATGCTAATATACCGTCTCCTGTTATCGTAAGGTTTGCTCATCCTCACGCAAGATACAGCCATAACAGTGACACAGACCACAGCACTACCTACATGATATTTGGTCCGGGTCAAGCATTCCCTCACAACACTGCAACCACAGAGCCTCAAGGTGCTAATATCGTCACTGCCGGTAACGGGTACAGTGCTGTCCCGATTCTCATTGGTGGAGACGCCGCTAAGGACTCTTTCTTACCAAACCAATTGGCTAACGGCGACTTGACAGAACACAGTGGTTTCAACAGGGGTAGTGCCTTAGCGCATCTACCTATGACTACCTTCTTCCAAAAGAACAACGCAGAAGGCTTCAACTATGTAATGAACTGGCAACCCACCAAGGGCTTCCCTAATGTCAATGCGTCTGCTTCAAGGACTTATACACAAGACCATACTATGGCGTTCTTCTTTGAAGGCTCTGCCGGTACTACGACTGGTTTACCTAAACATTACCATCCGTTTAATCACATCTTCACCAATATCGGCGGAAGTACCATCGGAACGGGTGCGTTGTCAACCACAAGAGCCTCTTCCGTAATATGGCACATGGATGGAGGGTACCATCCCGGCGGTCACTTCCTTGACGACCATGTGCGAAAGAATCCTAAAAACCACAAGGCCAGTGCTTTTCTCTCAACAGGTAGCGGTGCTAAGCACAACAGTAGTTCATTCAGACCTGCTGGCCTTCTTGCTAAGGCATACCTTACCTATTACGGGGGCTCACCTGATAACCAAAAAATATCCAATAATGTCGTTATAGTTGACGCTACTCGTTGTCAGAACGCAGAGGAACTTGGTACTGTTCTCAGTGGTGCGATAAACACATTCCCCGGAACCGACCCACTCAAGGCTATTGGTGGTACATTTATGCCGAGTATGCAGAATGCTCATAATCAAGACCGCTACGGTTGGGTTGAATTAGCAGTGAATCAATACACTGCTGAGAGTGGTGGAACTGCGGCGTCTTTGCGAGTCACAAGTACCGCTACTACATTCCCTGATTACGGGTGGTTACGAGTCAGTAACGGCACTATTGCTGGATATGCTCCTTATGTTTCTCAAAGTATATCTGCTCCAAATACTACATTTACACTCGGAAAAAGTAACATGGCGAGCACACCTGCTACTCTATCATTGACAGCAGGAGGAAGCGGGTATGCCCCTACAGGTGCGACTGTTCCTTTCCCTGCAATCGGAGGCTCAGGTACTGGCCTTATTGTCAATGCTACAATCAATGGTTCGGGAGTAATCACAGGAATAGCCATCGTTGACGCTGGTCATGGCTACTTACCTACTGATACGAATGTGGTTATACAAGGTGGAAACAACGACGCTCAGTTCAGCATAACCGCTGTTGCCGCAAATACCAACATCATAAATCCACAAAACCGACAAGCAATCACACCTGATACAAATTATAAAGCGTATATTTGGACAAAGGCTGGAACTCACAGGTTCAACAATGCCGCTTCGGGAGCGGCAAGAGACCATATGACTCAGGTCCACTTTGGAGGATTTACCGACGCAGTTGACAGAACAAAACCAGTAGGAGCATTGGGCTGGCATGGAGAGGCATATTCATATCTCAATTCATACGAAGCAACCAACAAGATTGGTGCAAACCTTCACCCCGCAGGTTTGGGGGCATGGCATCCATTCTTAGGCTTCAATCCATACGGTGCCGCCGAGACTTGCGTAGGTGCCAGCGTTGCACTTAGTCGTACTGAGGCACCCGTTGCTCACTACGAAGACTACTGCGTGTCAGGCTTATCCAGCCGACATCTTGTTGCAATAACGCATGAAAGCGAACTTCCAATTATCGCCAAGGCTGACAAAGATGGAGTTAGCGGACTTGGTGATTGGTTACATGTCGGGCAGACTGGTAACATTGAACACGCAGGTACAGTTGCTTGGGATGATTACAAGGTACATAACAAGAGTAGATATGTTGGGTCTGCAACTGCTGGCCCTCATGTAGAAGTTCAAGTCCATAGTGGGTTCTCTTTACCGGAAGGGGCATCGGATTATCCCAATGTAGGCAGTGCACCTTCTGACGCTCAGTTGCACAGGACACTACAAAGTGGAGACATGGTGAGAGCAAATGCTTGTAACTATCCGACTGGCGATTTGTTTTGGGACGAGTCGGTTGTTAAGAATTCAGGCTTCCACCAAGACATAGCAACTTACGGCGTAGAGTGTATCGGTATCAAAGCACCCGATGATTACATGAATATCGCCGCCAGTCCTTACAAGGGACTTTATAATTTCTACAACGAACGCAGTGCGGCTCGTAACTTCCTACCTGAGCATGTAGTATGGAAGCGCATGGACGGAGGTAGCGTTACGATGCCCGCTGTAAATGCGAGAGGGCTGGGCATGATTCCTTGGACAAAGCGGAAAGACGGAAGCGAGTACAAGACGGTGGGTGAAAAAGTCCTCGGCAATGTCAGATTCTCTTTTGAGACAACGAATGCCGCCATGTTCCCTATCATACAAGCACAGGAACTTGCACACCCTCAGTTAGCAGAACAGCATCCACTTGAAATTAGAAACGCTTTGCTGATACCCAATGAGCACGAACAGTTCCAAAGCACGGATGTAATGGACGACACAGGGCAAGAGCACCGTTTGGAAGGCGGTAGTCCACTCGGTACAGTAATCATGGACTTCCGGCACATCAGTGACCGAGAAATTGAAGGGCTTGCTCCTGCACTTGCTGGCGCAGGAATTAACCCTAACCTCAAGATTCGCCTACCTAATGCCGATGAAATTCCCGGTAACATCGTGGTGCGTTCAGGCTTTGACCGCATACAGTCTTATCAAAATGAAACCATAGGAAGCGGTGGTTTACAGCACCCCGCTCAAGCAGGATTGCAAATTCGTAGAATGTTTGACAACGAATATGCAGGACCGAGACTCTTCCCTACATGGGAAAACAATGGTTGGGAACACCTCAGTCAAGATGCTGATGATGTATCTGTTGACAAGAGCCATAACAGGCTTAAGTTCCCAGCATCAACGAACGAAGGGTGGAAAGACCATACTGACAACAGTCCTTTGGATTCTTCTTATGAGCCACACGACCGTAGCCTCTTCTTCCATGTAACGAGAATGGGAGTGTCTATGACGCATAGGTACGATGTTGACGAATTAACTTACTCCAGTTACAGCGGTACCGAAATTACGGTTGGCTCTACTCCCGAATCCGCTACTTGGACTGACACGAATGAACTGAGCGGAGGGCGTTATTTCCTAAGAGTATACGACCCTACCACCGACAAAGGAGTCATCGCTTCTTACACAGGGATAGGTAGTAGTAAGTTCACAGGTGTAGTTTACAGTCCTGACTTTGTATCGTTTGTCACAGGAAAGACTGGACTCAAGGTCGTGCCTTCGTACTACATGCCTGCGGGTTCTACGAGGATGTTTGCGGCAAGAAGACTCCGTGACCACGCTGAATACAGCGGAGCCAGCCCTGACATGAAATCTATTGATTGGTTTACTCTGTACGGTGCATTACCTGCCTCTACTGGCGCAATGGCCGAGCCGTCAACTGCCTACGCTAATCTGATAAAACCAAAGATGACGCCGATGCCTATTCCAAGGATGGGTCACCACCATGTCAATGCTACCATGGCCTTGATGCCCGGTCACTATGCACACCCTGTATATCAGCGGATGTATGACCTAAACACTGCTTGTCAAAGTTCAAACTCTGAGTCAGCCGACTCTGAATTGATTGGTGCATTGGAAGCAACAAGAAAGTCCGGCACCGCTACACTACAGACTAACGGTTATGTGAGAGACCCACTTGTTTGGTTCTCAACTCCTTCTGCCGCTTTCGGACCGAGCGACATACACGGCGGAGGATTTACTCTCTTGACTGAGACTAAAGTCAAGTACGAAGGTTATGGGATTGCGGCAAGTGCAGGTGACAACGCAGGTATCATCAATTCACAAGGCGGTCACACACTTGTACTTGAAGCGGCAAATACATACACGATGAACAACCATTTCCCTGACCCGCTTGAGGTAGGTGCTTACCAAATTATCATTCAGCCGAATGTGTTCAAACAGCAAATCAAAGGGTTCCATGTCAACCATGCTACTGAAAATAAGGCACCGAGTGAAGCGGGTACAAAGGTAACTGAACTAACTGGTCAGCAAATCAATACTGTGATTGCTATTGAAAAGGATATGTCTACTCGTGGGGCTTACGCTCTTATTCTTGCAGAAGCAATGATGGCTGATGTCAGAGGTTGCGAAGTCATCATCAATGAAGTAATACTTGATGTTGAACCTGACGCCGGAAGTCAATTTACAAACTTAGCACCACTCGCTCTGTACAACCCTCTTGGTGTACAGGAGAGTACCAGCCCTTCGTTTACACGAAGAAGTCTACCATATCGCCCCGGTATGTTTGACTCGGCTACACCCGGCTACACGCTTACAATCCCATGGTGGGGAATTCTGCACAAAGATGGTGCTGATTCTTCTAACGCTGACAAGTTCAAGCATCTTGAATGGCACAAACCCGATAACTACTATCAACTATGTAGAGCGAATTATGGGTCAGTCGGTGCTCAATTGACACTTGCAGGTTACCCTACGAGTTTCCTTGACATTTACGAACCACACAAACGCCTTAGAAGTCTGAACCCTAACTGTACAGTTATCAGCAACAACGGCTCCAATACAATTGTTGTTGACAATAACGACCTGTTCCCTGTCAAGCCTTACTACGGTGAAAATTTGGTTTTCTACAAGAATGGAATTCGTTACACTGCAACTTATGCAAACAGGACTGGAACGCTCGCTCATGCTACACTCGGAGAGAGTGATACTTTCTCAACTGTTTCGGCAGATGCAGAGTTTTGGAGTAACATCGCTGTAGGTACGATATTGACGCTCAGTACACCATACGACAACGCTGACGCAAGTTCACTGTATTTAAACTCTCAGAGTAGCGCATTGACAAGAAACCTACCTCAACTCGCCAACGGTACAAGAGATACCAACTCACTACAACCGGCAGATGCTTTCCTTTCCTTATGGCATCCAAATCTCGGTCGCCCATTCACTTGGTACAGTGATGACAGCGGCAGAGGCTTTTACGATAAGACAGGCAGTGCTGATGCACCGGTTGACCAAAAGCCATACAACCATGCACCTGAGCACTTTGAGACAATACACTACCACGACTTCAATTATGTCGCCAGTAAAGGACCGTTTGCACTCGGTATGGAATGGATTAAGCCTCCTAACAGCGGAGGTGGAGGAACAGGGGCTTCTTTCACCGCCAGTGAGATTGACGCTGATGCTCAGTTAAATCACCAAGGAGGCACGGTAGGTTCTAACAAATACAACTTCGCAGGCTTTTGGCCCGGTGGTAGTCATGGCGGTGGCGCAGTCAGCCGTTTAGAGTCATACGGACATTCACTTATCGGATGGGGCAGTGACACTTTCGGTATGGACTGTAATACCTATCAAGACTCAACTGGTGTAGCAGAACTGACTTTACCTAATACCAGTAACCGATGCTTTGGTTACCGTATGGGAGTTCGTCAACTGTACAACCGACCAAGATGGGCTCCTTATGTTAGAGGATGGCTTGAAGTTGCTAACAGTAACGCAATGCTTGGGTATTATCACGGCCCGTTGATTCAACAAGACTCTAAGACAAGCGGCTGGGATTATGTCGGTAGTGACACGGGAGAAGCAGACCAAAATGTTGAGGCTATGTACATAGGTATTTTGGAACGACTCACTCAGGTTTCCAGCCTACTTGGTCAAGACCAAATCGGTAGACAGGTCAGATACAGCGACGGTCGTCGTATGACTGGACCATTTGGCTGTCCTGTCAGAACGCTGAGGAACGCATCTACTACAACTCGCATGTACCCTAACGACGAAGCAGGTCAGGGCGTAGAAGAACTGGCCAAGGCGCATCGTCACTACATGGTTGACTGGTGGGGCAACACTCGTGGAGAAGATGTCAGGCGTTTCCCTGTGCGTGGATTCGGCCTGCGACCTTCTTGGGACCCCGAAGACGCTTATGCTGATACGAATGTAACACACAGGCCAGCCGCTCATGACTTGTTTGGAGGTGACGGTAATGACCGCTACAGCGGCAACGACAACAGCGACAACAACAACGCATCCAACATGGGTAAGGCTGATTGGTTCAATCCAGCCAGTGCCCTCAGAGTTGGTGACCGTGGTGACGGTCGTGGTGTACGCTGGCCTACTGTATTCAACGAAAGTCTACTGATGGCTGTCAGTGAGAAGCACGACGCTACAGGTCTCGTTCTCAGTCACAGTACAGCAGAGCCTATCTTTGGACAAGGACTTGTTAGGCCGAGCAACCTTGCTTTGCAGGATGGCGAAGTTGAACGAGGTATCAGTGACCGTGTTGACCTCAACTCCGATGACGGCCTGTTGAAGCCGTCCGCACATGTAGGTGAGGCTACGGAGACGGTCAATGCAGACGACAGAGGTGCCGAACCTGTATCAAGGAATGATGTCAGAATCGGCCTTGATGTGGACACACTATCTGAACTCAATGACGGAGTTTCCCGTGAGTATGTGGTCATGTCTACGGAGGCTCACGGTCTACACACTGACAAAGAAGTAGGACAGAGGACCAATATCCGTGGTGCTTACAACTCAGGCAGTCGTACCCTCAAGGACTTGGACATGACTGCTCTCAATTGGGCAGGACAGCCAGTGACTGGTGTTGTCAAGCATTCCAATGCTCATGCTATGTGGCCACTTGGTGGTACCTATGTGATGGATTGGAGCAAGCACTCCGGTGTGCTTGATGTCAAAAACTGGGGTACTATACAGCGTTTACCTCAGACTTCTTTGGAACTTTGGCTTAAGGCTGACTCACTTGATTTGGCGAACGGTGCCGCTGTAACTTCTTGGAAAGACTCAAGTGGTAACGGTCACGAGTTTGTACAAGCAAGTGCAAGTGCCCAGCCTGACTTTGTAGCAAGTGACAGCGACTTCAACAATCAGCCACTTGTTCACTTTGACGGAGACGACGCATTGGCCACTACCTTTAGTTCTGATTTGAATCCGAATAACTTTACTGCATTTATTGTTTCCACCGTTGATACTGATGATGGAAATTATCACGGTATTGTTGAAAATAGAGATGGAAATACTGGATGGATTCTTTACGCAAGGATGTCGGGTAGCACAAACTACTGGCAGTGGCGTACTGGGACAGGTAGTGCTATTACTACTATGTCTGCTGGGAGTAACACAGTTGTTCCAAACACTCCTTCAATCGTCACTTTGAGAATGTCGGGAAGTGACGGAGCAGGTGGCGGGACTACTACACAGAATCTCTTTGTAAACGGTGTTTCCGAGGTCACTTCAAGTGCGGTATTTACCAAAAAGACCGCTACCACCGCTATGCCTATCTTGGGTGATGTTGGTAGTTTTGAATTGACAGGTCAAATGGCGGAAGTGATTATTTATTCTTCGGCACTAAGTGACGAAGAAAGAAAACAAGTAGAGACTTATCTTGCGAACAAATACGGCATTACCTCACCCCACGGCGTACCGCTCACTGCCTCTTCAAATCCATACAGTGATGCTAACCATGACCCTGCATTGGAGAACATCAACTATACTGATGATGCTATTCAGTTCATCTACCGGCCTGCTCATGGTCTTGATTACAAACACAGTCAGATGTTCCGACCGTTCATTGATACGACAGGCCCACAGGCTGGCTCAAACTTCTTTAGGGCCACTGCCGGTGGTAAGTACGGAATGTTCACCAGTGATGTACCGAGTGCAAGGACAGGAACTCCGAGCAGTCCACCTTACGCACCCGTGTATTCTGTAGACCCACTACTACCAATACAAGCGTCAAGTTCAGGCCCCAAGATACAAGGTGTAGAGGTCAGTGGGTACGACAAGGCTGACATACGCTCTCCAGTGGCTCGTATGGTCATGTCAGAGAACACACTGGAACACTTCCGTTCTGACGCCAGCCGTCGCTCTACAGACGATGAAGAAGGAGACTATGAAGTTCAGCCGAGATTCAGCCAAACCCTACACCCAAAGGGTAGCAAGGGTGATGCATCTTATAACACTGGAGACCATAGCGGGGAGTGAGTGACATGTCGGCAATGGATGAGGCTTGGATGGTGCTGAAAGAAATGCGCCAAAGTAAATTGGGTGAGTATCATGAGGACTTCCCCAGTCCTTACGGTGAAGTGACTCAATACCACGGTACAGGAGAGGCGTATGCTCCGTCTATACAAAGGCAAGGACTTCAACCAAGATTTGGGAATTATGGGCATGGAGTGTACATGACGCCTGACCTTGCGGAAGCCCAGTATTACTCAAGAAAGCACCGATATGGCGGCTTACGCTACAATGGCCAAGAATACCAACAGAGCGAACCCGTTGTTTTTGGAGTTAGGGGTAATCAACTACCAATTGAACCCATGTCACCCGTAATATCGTTCCTTGATTCTGCTCCGGTACCCCCACAGCAACTTGTGAGGATTCAAGGAGGTAAAGAATGATGACGCTGGGTAAAAACACCATCACTGGCCGATTCAACGCAGACCAAGATTCTGTCATGAAGGTCATTCGCAAGCCACGGTTTGTTGACAACGCCGTACGACACGGTGAGTACACCAAAACTTCTGCTGGCTTTGTCGTCAACGCTCCTACGCAATCGGACTTCATGCCGACCACAGAGAAGCGTTACAAGTTAATTGAAGAGGAAGATACCATCCGTTTGCTTCACAACCCGACAGAGAATGTAAGATACGAAGGTGCGCTGTTCCTTGACGGCGATAAGATGACCACTGCGAGCACATTACCCGCACTGGCTGTCGGTGCAGAGGACAATGACCAAGCCCTCGTTGTATCACAAATTCAAGATGCTACCAAAGGTACGAGATTTAGATTGGAGAACCTCAAAGGTCGTAGTTTGCACTCCATGGGCTTCACCAATAAAACCATCCATTTTGCTCAGAAAGTTGGCGTGGGTTTGCGGACTTCTGATTTGGCTCACCGTGTCGCAAAGGCAAACACAAGTAGTATCAACGGTGTGCGGGCTCGTACGCCCAGTCTCACATTCTTGGCTCAAGACTTCTTAGGCGTAGACGCCTACAGTGCTCTAAGGTACTTGTCAAAGCATGATGGGTACAGTCCCAAGTCTGACCGATTTGGAAATGTCTGCTATTTCCCTCAGAATCACATTGAGCGTGAATACTTTGTCGGTGAGAACAGAGTGTTGGGCGGGTCAATTGAAGATAAAAACGAGAATACGCCGAATCGTGTCGTTGTTAGAGGAAAAAGAATCGCTAACAATAAAGAAAATGTCGTTCAAGTAGACGATTTCGGCAGACAGCAAGACGGTATCAATGAAGTTCCCGGTGGAATACATGCACCTACGGCCATTACTAAAGCCAGTGCAAAGGTCATCGGTCAGCGTATGCTCAAGATGGCGAAGAACGCCACAGGCAGTCGCAGGTTAGTGAATGTAGCATCGGCCAGTCACATGCACCCCGGTGACATGGTGTCCTATCAGACTCGCAGTGACAACGAACGGTATGTCGTGCTGGGTAGTAAACTCAATCTTAACGAGAAAACCACCGAACTGCATGTCAACTCGGTAGATGTGACACTGGAAGATGTACTGCAACGCTTCCAAGAAATAGATGTAGCAGGTAGTTCCGACGCTAACGAAGAGCGTAACAGACAGTTCTCTGTAGAAGAGTTCAGTACATCCTTTGGCTTCAAGGTCAAGGTCACTTGGAAACTATCAGAGCGAGTGGACATGAATAGAGGTGTAGGTTACACAATTGGCCTCAATCGTAGGAACACCATCAACGGCACCAAGCAGTTACAGAGCACAGGTGTTCTCATCAACAACGGAGGTGGATATGCTATCGGCACAACCTCATTTACAGTGAACGGGACCAACGCTACAAGTGCATTTGGTACAGACAACCAAGCAGTGTATACTGCAAACGGTAACAAGTTAGGGCACATCCACCTTGCTTCCGTAGCATCAACTACCGTTGTTATCAAGTCAGCCAGTGTACACAAAGTGGACGACGACGAAGAGTTGTTCGTACTTTCATCTGCAAGTTTCGCAGAAGAATTGAATTCCCATCTCAAGATTGGCTCAGTACACAGTTATTTCTTAGGGAACAGGAGAGGATGATATGCCGCTATTAAACGAAGGGACAAGATTTTTGATTGACACACTGAAAGGTCGTATTAACGAAGTAGTGTTTGGTTTTGACGGTACTGTAGCGACTCAGGAAGACGGAGGCATCAGTAGCCCTGCCGTTGTCGTTACCCCAACCGTCAGGGTGGTAGATGACAATACGCTCTTTGTTGAAGCGAAACTTGCTTTAGATACTACCTTCACCCGTCCACTGAGAGAGGTTGTTATTAGGTACAAAAATCCCAGCGATTCCACTGACACTACTGACTTTATGCGATACACTTACAACTCAGTGCAGAAGACCAGCAACAACGAACTCCATTTCTCGGCAATCATTGAGGTGACAGTATGACGAATCCAAAAGCAGGACACATGAGCGGAAGTGGCTTTGGTGCAAACGCACAAGGTCTAAGAGACGGGGATGGATTAACCAGCCCCAGTTTGACTAACATCTACGAAGGACTACACGGTAATGGTATCATGAGGCTCGGAGACGGGGCTCGTGGAGACTCATTAAGGAACAGTATAGTACCCAACACTCCCGGCTACATTGAAATCGGTAGCAGTAAAGGGGAAGTCAAGGTATACGGTGGAAACTGTGTACTTGACGGAACAATGTACAAGTTTGCAGGCGGACAGGGGTCAAGTGAGACCTTTACCGTAGGGACAACAGGAGGAGGTGCGAACCATAGCGGAGACCTCCCCAGCGTACCGGGCTCAACCAGTGATGTATTCGTAGTTGTCTTCCTTGTAGGTAGAAACACGCCGGAAGCGCACTTGATGTACGAAATGGGAACACCAGCCGCACCCAGTAGTGGTACGCCTCTGATTCCCAACCGTTTTCTTTCAACTCCCAGCATCAGCGGCAACACTGACGGTAATCATCATCACTCTATACTTGGCGTGATAAGATATTCCATGACAGGTGGCGCAGGTAGCGTCACTGCTTCACTCAACACTACGCCTACGGTGCATGACAGGAGGACTTACATTCGTTCGTCTCCACTGTACCTGACACCCATGACCAAAGGGTCAATCGGCAATGTAGACACCGCCAACGCTGTCACTGACTTGGACGGGTTTTTCTCCAGTCCCGAAGACGGCGACCTTAGTGGTAGTACCTTCGGAGCCATATGGCAGACTCACAGAGTAGATGTGGCGGGTAACAAGCACGGCGCAATCTACGCCTCAATACCGAAGAATCTCAACAGTACGCCTGTAACAAGTACCTATGTGCTTGGTCCGAATCGTCTTGAGACAGTCACTACTTCGGGGAATGTCACCTTCACCTTTGACCAAGCCAATATATGGATTGTCACTACGGACAACAACAGAACCATCAACCCTACTGGTGCATTCGGGGTAGGGCATGTCGTTGAAATCTACCACAAGGCTGGGTCTAATACCCTACACTTTGATTCAACGAGTGGCGGTCACAGTACGAGTACCAAAATCAATGTAGATGTCGCCGTCAACCAGTACGCCAAGTTCATTTACGATGGCGCAAACTGGCATAAGTTAGACTTGCATACGGTGAGTTGATGGGTGGCTTCGTAGACCTTCTCAAGCAGAAGTGCGAGAATTGTAATCTCAAGGCTCTGCCTCTCTGTATTGTAGGTAACTACATCAGCGGCGAGAAGGCCGTTATTCACCAATGCCCTTCGTGCGGTTACATACGCTTTCACGGACAACTTGGCTTCAAAGGCGAGCGCAAGCGCAAGGCTAAACCTGTAGCGAAACAAACCGGCGGTCGGTTTTCTCGTTATCTTTTGAAGAAAAGCAAGCGGGCGTAGGAGGAATTGAACCCCCATCTCCGACTTAGAAGGTCGGAATGCTATCCGTTACACCATACACCCAAGTTGGACTTACTCTCGCTTTCCAATGATGTCATCAATGCGTAGAATGCTGATGGTTACTTCACTTGCCGACTGAATAGCCTGCTTGACTAAATCAACAGGCTCGTAGACAGACTGCTCTAACATAGAGCAGGCTCCTCCATTTTCAATATCAGGGCCAGCGTCAGTGTTACCCGACTTGTGCTCGTTCCTGAGCGTGAGGATGGTGTCCAGTGGGTCACGACCGGCGTTCTCTGCAATGGTAGCAGGTATGGACTCCAGTGCATCTGCGAATGCTTCAATGGCCATCTGTTCTCGGCCACCTGCTTCTGCCGCTCTTGAGCGTATATGCAGTGCCGCATTG